CTCTTCGCCATACGATTCAAATTTGTTGGGGGCATACCAGACCTTTTTTGGCATTGTGTTTTAATAACATCTATAACTTTTAAGTAATCTGTTTGTGGTTGGATGTGAAATATATGTTTGGTGACACCTGAGAGCGCATGAATTCCTTCTTTCGAGTTTTCAAAACCGAGCACACACGTTTCATTTTTTCCATACAAATTGATCGCGAGTTGGTAACACTCTGGATTTGGTTTAGGTTTCACATAATCTTCGCGAACTACCCAATTCTCGAGCTTGTTAAGAATAGGGAGTTTACTTTTGAAATGTTCCACAACTCTCCTATTTGAATTTGTAACGACAGCATGATTTATGTCATTGTCAATGATGAAATTTATAAACTTATCGGCATTTTTGTTGAGTTCTAGGTATTCAATCTTTAACATTTCTTGTAATTTTTCCTCGCGAATACCCTCCGGGTTGGTAAAATCACTCAAAAACTTTGTCATTCCAATGGTTTCCACGATTTCTTGTATTTGTTCAGGTCTCACACCGAGTACTTTAGCGTACGCTTCATAGTGAAGATGGTCACTATTCACGAGTGTTCCATCTAAGTCTATGAGGAACAACATATCACTTAAAGTATTGTTTTTACTTTAAGTAAATGAAAAGAGTGTGTGTTCTCGGTTCAAATGGTTTCGTTGGAAGTAATCTATTGAAAGGTACCGATTGGGTCGGGGTCACACGACAGGATCTAGACCTCACGGACCAGCGTGCCGTAGAAAAATACTTTGATGAACACGATTACGATGTGGTGATTCACTGTGCTGTGATAGGTGGAAGTCGCCTCAAGCCGGATGATGGTGACGTCGCATATAAAAATATTCTCATGTTTGAAAATGTGGTAAGAGTTTTCAAAGGTAAACTGATTTACTTTTCGAGTGGCGCGGCACTCAGAGGTAATCCACCAACGGATCCTTATGGGTTGTCTAAATGGCTCATAGATAAAAGAATACAAACCATACCCGACGCATATTCATTGAGAATATGGGGATGTTACGGAGACGGCGAGCTCCCCACGAGGTTTAGTGCCGTGTGTAAGAGAGAAAAGCATGTCATCATAGACAAAGATAGATACTTTGATTTCGTAGACGTGAAACATGTAAAATGTACAGTAGAACAATATGTTGATGGTGAGTTACACGATAAGGAGTTTGATCTCGTGTACGAAAAGAAACTTTTACTTTCACAATGGGCCGAAAAGTTTGGGGCTTCTTGGGAAATGAGAGATATTTCCGAATTGGGAGAACCTTATTGTTCTATTAAAGATTAGCTACATTTAATGTATAATGTCCTTTACAATCAAGTCTATATTTAGGACGTACAGTGTGGATTTCACAAATGAATTACCTGATATAGGAAGTAAGGATGTTTTGGTCATAGACAAAAATGTTTATGATATTTACAAATCTAAATACGACAAGTATGAATACATGTTTGAAATCGAAGCCAAAGAAGAGTTGAAGAATATGAACACTGTACTGAAATTAGTAGATTACTTGATGAGCATTGGATTTACTAAAAAGGATACGCTACACGTAGTGGGTGGTGGTATAACACAAGACATATCATCTATGTGTGCGGCCATATTTAAACGTGGTATAGATTGGATTTTTACACCGACAACACTTCTATCTATGTGTGACAGTTGTATTGGTTCCAAGATGGGTGTCAATCACAATGACAGTAAGAATCAACTGGGTACATTTTATCCACCGAAGAGGGTCATCATCAACGTAGAATTCCTCAAAACGTTGAGTGAAGAAGACATTCATTCCGGAACTGGGGAGATACTAAAATTGTATGCTCTAGATGGCCTCGACTGGAAAATTGATAATTTGGAAGATGCACTCAAGAAATGTTTAGCCATTAAAAAGGCTGTGATAGAAGAGGATGAGCTTGAGAAAACTATAAGACTGTGTTTGAACTACGGACACACATTTGGTCACGTATTTGAAAGTATGTCCGATTTCAAGATTCCACACGGCGTGGCGGTCATGATAGGCATGTATGTTATAGACAGATACTTTGGCAAAGGTGTGGAAAGATATAAACCGTATATCGATATCATAAAGAAATACACTAAATACATAGTGTTGGACGAAGATCTCATATTGAAATATCTCAAATCAGATAAGAAGGTTTTGTCAGATGAAATCACACTGATTAATTGCAGAGAATTTGTAAAGGTAAAGTTAGATTCCAAATTGGTTAAAGATGTTTTGTTAATTATCAACAATGAACTTATATATTGATGTGGGTGCTACCCATATTAAAGTGATGTATGATGACAAAGTTGATATATTTCAGTATTTAACTAAAGATTATGTAAACATCAATGAGTTCTCCGAATTCATAAGAAAGATATTGTCTTCTTATGACTTTGATAAACTATACACATGTTCTCAGATGCACGGCTTCGCTATAGAAGGACACCCAAATTATGTGTCTTGGATGTGTGAAGATGTGGAGCCATCTGATACATCTGATCTAAAAAACACTGGGTTATTCCCGTGTCATGGGTTACCCTATTTCAATTCACAAATGTTTGATGGTGGGCGGATGATAAACCTCATAGACGCGTGTTTGGATAAAAAGTACAATGTATCTCATGAAACACTCGAGTGTGGTACTGGATTTTATGATTTAGTAAACAGACACCAAAAGAAAAGTCGCTTTGATTTACCCAGAGTTGTGAGATATGAACCCACTGCGTGTGGAAAGATTGGTAATGCTCCCGTGTACGCGCCACTCGGTGATTTACAGAGTGCTGTGATGGGTATAGATCAAGAACTTGAGGAAGGAGACATCATCATAAACATGGGAACTGGTTCTCAGATAATACAGATTGGCCGTACATTCAGAGAAGACACGGAAAACAGACCACTCTTTGATTACATTTTAAATTGTGTGACGCACATACCGTCCGGGAGAAGCATGAAATTTTACAAGGATTTGTTGAACTTACCAGAATTTAATGAATTGAGATACGACGACATATTAAACTCGAATGAAACTATAAAACTTGGGTATTTCAAGAGTTCGTATGGATTCGATGATTACGGTGGTATACGCGGTATAAGTGATGCAACAACAAAGCACACACTCGCGTGTAGTCTGATTAGGTGTTACGTGGAACAGTACGTAGACATTTTAAATGATAAATTCAAAAACAGACGCAGGATATTTTTAACGGGTGGTATATCTAAAAACATACCTACCATAAGAAGGTTATTTGAGTATTACCTAAGTGAAGAGGTCACGGTAGAAGATAACGACACACTTAAAGGCTTATACAAATATAGTTTATATGACGACACTCGTTTTTGGTTCAACCGGTAGCATTGGAAGCTACATACACGATCGAATCGATAATTCGGTTGGAGTGACACGTCAAGATTATGATCTTTCCAATCCAGACGATTTTTCGGGTTTGGAAAAGTTCAACGATGTGAAGTGCGTTATTTGGTGCGCGGGCATGAATTGTAACGATACGATATCAAACATGGACGTTTGTACTTACGATAAAATGATGAATACAAACATTCACGGTGTCGTTAAATCACTACATTACCTGGAAAGTACTGGTAGGTTAGTGGATGGCGCTAGACTTTGTATCATCAGTTCCATACTCCAAGAATCTGGGCGTGTAAACAAGATGTCATATTGTGTGTCTAAGAGTGCCATTGGTGGTCTCGTGCGATCGTCATCTATCACTTTGAAAGATCGGGATATTTTGATAAATGCCATACTACCCGGTCCGATTGATAACGAAATGACAAAAAAGACGTTATCAAACGAAGAATATTGGTGCATTAAAAAATACTTCGTTGAATTAGAAGATATATTCAATATGTGCCATCTGTTATGTTTTAACAATAACAGCATCACCGGTCAGTCTATTAAGATTGATAATGGTATATCAGAAAAGGTCACATACTGACTGTAAATATTTGGCATCAAAGAAATTATGCTTATTATTTTTATAGATGTGCATCAACACGTTGTAACACTTTGAGAATTCAAAATCGTATTTCTCTATGAGTGTGATGGCGTAATTCACGTGCATCGAATACATCCCTGTGATGAAATACAATACATGATTGTTTTTGTAACTGCCGATCCACTTTTCGCAGTATTCCAAGACTGGTAACAAATCATATCCTTCCTTGTTTTTCATTATGGTGTGTGCGATGAGTAGTTCGGTCTTCGCATTCCCGGAACCACGCCCGATACCTCCCATAGTCCCATCCACTATAGATACACCGTTGTAATACGAGTCTATGCTCTTCACAGTCGCATTCAATAGATTGTCGTGCGCATGAAACCCGATTTCGCCCGTGTAGTTCTTTTTAATGACGTCTAAGATGTAATTCATTTTCACGATACCCAAGTTTCCATACGTGTCTGCGATGTAGAAATATGTTGGCTCACATTCGGAGATGAGCTTACACGTCTCTTCGATTTGTGTGTCCGATATTTTGTCTATTCTACCAATGTTAACCGTGACTTCGTATCCGAGTTCTTTCAGTTTAGTCACCATTTCACATGTTTCTTTTATGAGATCCACATCGAGTACACTGTCATCCTTGTTTACACAGTGATATGCGATGAGAACTCGCACCATACTCACGAGTGAATCCTTCTTTGGTACAAAATCGTCCGCTGTGAACGTACCCATTTGTGCCATCACTGCGACTTTCGTATCATCTGAAATCACATCCCCGAGCGTCTCGTTGATGAGAGATTCGGGTGTGTGATACCACACACCGAACCCCTCTTCTGGTTTGGAACGCCTAAAACCAAGTTCACAATACTTTACACCCGCATTCTTACACGCAGTGTAGCTCTCCACCACTTGCTCCTTAGTGAAATTCCAGTTGTTTGTGTACCCACCATCTCTGAGAGTGCAATCTAGGATTTTCATTTATCTTATAGTTGGATCAATCTTTAATCCGTTTTACGAACATATTATCATCCAGTGTTTCGTCATCCAGGAATGGTGACATCTCCTCGTGTGGCATGTTCTTAAAAGTTCCATCGGGCATTGGTTTATTAGAAACTCTTGGAAAACGACCTTGTGCGTTACACACTATTTCCACTATGATTGGTCCTTCTTCTTGATTTAAGTAACCTACATCTTCATCGTCTTCAACTCTGTAGTAGGGTAAATCATACGCATCGGCAACCCTTTTGATATCACAGAAAGTAATGTCACTCTTAGAACTCGTACCGAATTCTCGTTTAAATACCATATTTTGTGTTATTTTTATAGCTCCATAACCATCGTTATTAAATACCATGACGGTCACAGGGAGATTATGATGTTTTATGGTTTGTAATTCTTGTATATTGAACTGGAAAGAACCATCTCCGAGTATGGCATAGGCTCTTCGGCCATGTTTACACGCACCCATAGCTACTGGCATTTCATATCCCATGTCCCCATGACTACTTGTGATGAACCTATCACCGTGTTTACACCTATACATGTGCCATATGACACAGTATATAGAACCGGATGAAGCCGTGACTACGGAGTTTTCACCCTTTGTGTCAAAGAATTTATTTAGGTGTCTGTAAGGACATACGAGTGGACCGGATTTATCTGGTAATTCGATAGACCACCTGTTCTTCCACTCCTTGTTTTTCTCGATCCACTTTGGATCTGTGTCACACATTGGCAAATCGAACCCAAAAAATGTATCGAGTTCCATGTGAATTTTTACGTCCACTTTCTTCTCTTCCATAAACTCTGACTTGTCTATGTCAACCTGTATGATTTTAGCTTCTCTTGCAAATAGATCCCTGTTGTATCCAGTGATACTCTTTGCGAGTCTGCACCCCAGACACAAAATGAGATCCGCGTTTTGAATCGCAAAATTACCCGAACGATTACCTACTATTCCAACCTTACCCGTGTAATCGTCGCCCAGATCACTCCCAAAGAAGCTCACGACGTATGGTAAATTGTATTTTCTTAAAAATTCCTTAAATTTTGTCCTCGTTTTAGACAGGTGTATACCATTTCCGGCTAACACTATGGGTCTTTTCGCATTTTTCCATGCCTCCAAGAAATCACCTGGTAGCCTATCATCAGTGACCGATTTCAATGGGATTGGGTTGTATAACACATCTGGAACTTGCATAGACTGCACGTCCACAGGTATGGATAGCCATACAGGACCTGGTCTACCTGTTGTAAGATTCCTGTAGCATGTATCGAGTACAGTTTGTATCTGTGATGGATCTGTGAGTTCAAACGCATATTTAGTTATGCTTTTCACACATTCCACTATGTCGCAGTCCGAACCAAAATAGCCTCGTATTTTACTACCTCTAGACCTAATGTTGTCATTTCTCTGTACCTGACCACTTATGAAAAACACGGGTACACTGTCTTGATATGCGATTAGACATGGTGTGATTGCATTTGTTGCGCCGCACCCAGACGTCACACAACACATACTCGGGTTATGTTCATAAGAAGACCATCCGAGTGCGGCATACCCGGCGGGTTGTTCGCCATGTGTATACGTGACATCCATTTTTTGACCAAATGAATCATTGAGGTGCATCGCGAATCCACCCGTAACCGAAAAGCAGTTTTTAATACCTTTTTCTAGTAAGAAATTTGTGACATGATCGGAAACCTTCATAATCACTTAAAGCTAAATGCCTTTAATTAACAATAATGACAATTTACCACGGTCAGGCTCTTCAAGATAAATTTGTTTTGAATGTTCTAAAGGGAAAAAAGAACGGAACATTCTTAGAACTTGGTGCGAATCACCCCATCGATATTAATAATACATACACACTTGAAAAGGATTTTGGATGGAGGGGTATTATGATTGAATTTGATGAAAAATACCTTAATCAATACAAGGAGCACAGGAAGGGTAGTGTGCATATTATCGCCGACGCTACAAAGGTCGATTACAAGAAACTGTTAAAGGATAATGACATGCCCAACTTCATCGATTATCTCCAAATTGATCTAGATGCAGGTAACGGTTCTACCATGGAAGCTCTGGAAAAGTTTGATATGGAAGTGTTCGATGATTACAAGTTCGCTACCATCACCTTTGAACATGATTATTACTGCGCTGGTGACTATAAATCAACACGGGAAAAGTCACGTGCGATTTTTGAAAGGAGGGGTTATGTCAGGGTGTTTGATGATATCCATGACCGCGAACCAGAAGTTGTTTATGAAGATTGGTATGTACACCCCGACCTTGTTGATATGGATTATGTGAATAAACTTAGCACGAATAACAGACCTAAATACATTGATAATAACCTTACAGGCATGTCCATTGATTGGAGGAGTATTTGTTATGAGGACGATATTAAGATCACGTACTCTATTCAGGTGTGTAACGAGTCTCGCGAGTTGTTTTCACTGTTAAATTTCTTAGTAAAAACCATTGACTACATTGATAATATTCATGTTGTTGTCGACAGTCTTCATAAAACAGAAAAAGTTCAAAAAGTTTTAGATTATTTCAACGAGCATGTAACTGTTTTTGAACGTCCATTTGATTCATTTTATAAAAATGCTTGTTATCACACAGAAGTCGCGACCGGTGATTATATATTTGGCATAGATGCCGATGAAATGCCACAAGAATTAATCATCAAGAGTATTAAATCTATTATTTCTACTACGGGTAGTGAAGTTATATTCATTCCGAGAATTAATATTCATCCGGGTATCACACAAGAATTTTTGCACACTTGTAAACAATTCAATGTAAATGAAATGGGTTGGATTAACTGGCCAGACTTTCAGGGGCGCGTGTATAAAAGGGCTGAACATATTAAATGGTCCGACGATATTCATACCAAGCTGACAGGAACGGATAAGGTTATAGGACTCAAACCCACTCCCCAACTCGCCTTGTGGCATATCAAATCCATGGAAAAACAAAAAAGTCGTTGGGTTGAAAATAAATCAAGTGATAAGGGGTACTGCGACGGCGGTTTTGATATAGCCCCACCTTCGGACGATAACCTATATGACGAACTCATGTAATCCCAAGTTCAAAAATTAAATATTTAAATAATTATATGCTCGAAGAGGAACTCGACGACCTCAGTCGAAAAAGGTCGGAACTAGACGAAATCATAACCGATCTTTACGAGCTAAAACCACTTTTAGAAAAGTGTGAAAATGACACTCTTGTAAAAGGATACATAGAATGCGAAACCGAAACATTCTCTTTATCGGAGTGGTACATACGCACTAAACCATTATTAAAAGATTTGGTTTCGTGGCTCAAAATGTATTATGAACAAAAAATTGAAATGTACGATGAAACCGAAAATCTAAAACAGAAAATCAAGACATTACGTCACTCAATACTCGCATCATTTAATAAATCTTAAGAATTTCAGCCACGGCGGGGTGTCTCAGGATATCTTCATCGTGCATCATTACGTGTTCAACGTATTCAAATTCATTTCCCTTGAGTTTGTGTACGAGATCCGCGAGACCATTTTTCTTATTCGTGAGATCACTTTGTTTTAGATCACCCATGACCACCATTTTGGAGTTTTCACCGAGGCGTGTGAGTAACATTTTCATTTGGTTGGGTGTGCAATTTTGCATCTCGTCGCCTATGATGAATGAATCATTGAATGTTCTTCCCCGCATAAATCCAAGGGGTTCTATTCTTACACAATGTTCCAGCTGATTGCGCGTGAGTTGCATTTCAAAAACGTCCATCATTGGTCGAATCCACGGTTCCATTTTACGTTCCATCTCCCCAGGTAAATATCCCATGTCTTCATCCGCGGCTACGATTGGTCGAGTCAGAACGATGCGCCTACATTCTTTATTTTTCAACTTTTCAGCTGCGTATTGACATGCAAACATAGTTTTACCCGAACCAGCTGGACCAGTGGCGATTATGATGGGTTTATGTGATTGTAACACTTTCACATATTCAATTTGACCGGGCGTTTTTGGGATATTCATCTAATATGACTTAAGGTTTTTTCTTTATTATACATTAGAACATGGAGTTTCATTTTGTAAAGGTTGGTCGAGATAGTTTGGCCACTATAACAGATCCCTCACGTAAACCACGGGCGTTATGTTTTAAAGATCGAGTGAATGCATCCAAATACGTCGACTATCTATCTACGTATAGATCTAAATTTGGTGAATGGCCCGTCGTTGACTTAAGCGAACCGGTAACAAAGATAAATGTAAAGTCTAAATTCAAACCCCGCACGGTGGAGTACGTGCGAAAGTTCGTCACTATAAGTACGTGCCAACAACACGAACTCAATGGGATGTCCATGACGTCTGGTCTATCTTACTTTTTCTGCCACAATTTCGAATGTAACGACGATCTCATGAATATCAATTTGCGTGGTCAGGAGATAGACGCTATAATTGACGAAGAAATGTATAAAAATTGGCTTGAATGTAGTTTAAAGAATGTTTAATATATAATATACAAAATGGGAACATTGTCTCTTAAATTTGATCCATCCAATAAAGCCCACGCCGAATGGCTAAAACGCACGGGTGATAGTTTTAAAAAATCTATGCGAGAAAAGCATGACTTCATGGAAGATGTAAACAATAATCCGATCACGGATGAAAAAGTTAAACCACAAGATTGGGCGCAATTACATTTCGTGCTCGCTATGAAATATACCAATGCGGTTTTTGATGGTACAGCACACATCCCAAAATAAAAAATTGGCTTACATAAATGCAGATCATCACGGCAGTTCTCGCGTTGTTGATTGTGTTTCTCATTCTCAGACAAGCTGAACTGTACGTCCCACGTATTCTAGATGATGATTGGGTCTCCACCAGGAATGATCCAGAAAGAAATGGCGGTCCATTCGATATGTGCTCACCCGAATCATTCGGTGATTGCGACCGAATTAAATTTCCAAACCTAAGTCGTTATTAGATAATTCTAATATTTAATTAAAACAGGATGATCAGAGAATACGTCAAAGACAAATACGCCGATCTTTTGGGTATTTCCAGTGATCACGCATTATCCGTGAATCTCGAGAAAAGTACACATAATTGGGCTGTGAAACGGAGCACATCACTCGGAGATGTTGCCGCGGCCGACAATCCGTATCACATGAACAGATATAAGCATAAATTTCTCCAGATTCAATATAATTTAAAAAAATCACCATCCCTTAAACAACAAATTCTGGATGGTAAAATCAAGACATCTAATGTCATGGACCTTTCACCACAGGCGTTGTGGCCAAATGGACCGTGGGCTAAGATGAAAGAGGAATGTATTTCAAAGGATATGAAGAAAGAATATAAGTCGAATATACTAAAAGATCCAAATTATAAGGGTATTTTTAAGTGTAATCGGTGTAAATCATACAAGACCACGTATTATGAAATGCAAACACGCAGTGCCGATGAACCCATGACTGTATTCATCACGTGTCACAAGTGTGACTCTAGGTGGAAATCTTAATTGAATATTCAGAATTGGTTAGGTCCGTGTCCATATCACCGACCGATAGTACATAATTATAACCAGTGTGTCGTTTTAGGTTACCTTTATTATGTGCGGGTGTGATGTATAATTCATCGTAGTATATTCCATATGTTCGTAATTGGTATTTTGTGAACGCCATGATACCCGGTATATTTGGTCTCGCGGTCATTATGATTATTTTGTATCCCAATTTTACACAATCTTTTAGTAGTTCGATAGCGAGTCTATTAGGTGTCCCATTTGTAAATATGAGTGTATTATCTATGTCAAACATGACGGCGTCATTCGAATGTATATATCGGTTTTTTAATACATTCATAGTAACTTACTTTAAGATTAGAAATTAACTCTATTAAATGGTGAAGCAGATAGTGGATGTTACATTTGATGACGGTAGTATATCTATTTGTAGAATACTCGAAGACTTAAATGATGACGAATATTTGATAGAGGAATTCATCTGTAAACGTAATGGTACGTGTAAATATAGCGGTATTATACAGGCTGTATATAAAGATTCAGTTTGTGGCTATTACGACGTTGAAAATATAGAAGACACTGGATTATATAGAAAGATATCGGACAATTTGTATGAAGTTGTCGATGAGTCAGACGAAGATTACGAAGAGTCGAGTGAAGAAGAAGAGAGTGACTCTGATATAAGTTTAGATGATGAAGAATAAAAATGTAGTTTTATATTAAATGAAAAACAACTATATCCTCCCAGGTTCCATCCTAGCTCTCGTGATATTGTATACTGTAGTGTACAACCCAAAGGGAAAGAAAGAGGGGTATTGCGGTGCATGCAGTAAATGAAACTTAAAAAATAAACGCGTCAAATAAAAAATGGCACCGTATACGCCACCTAACACACATTATAGTGAATTAGATGTCTCGTCGTACGAGCAAGATGACATTTTCAAATTTATAGGTAAGTCAGGCAAACGCTTTTATTGGCTCACTAAATTTTTAAATTTGTCCTATCTCTGGTACGACAAGAACCGAGAAGTTATCGAAGTATGGGGACCGTATGAATCTCTCCAAAATTTTCAAGCGCATCACATTATACAATGTGAATTAGACCTAAGTTGTAATAAAGATTAGGTATATTATACCAGTATGTTGAAACGACCCGCTTTAAGACCGCGCGAATCGCACGATGTCCCTTCTACTAAACCAGCTGAGGGAACATTTTTGCATTCCATATTACGAGCTGGCGAAACCAAATATTATAAACCGGAGCCCGTGTACATACAAAATTACGAGAATTACATAGATAATCTCAGAAAATCGTGTGAACGAAGCGGTGTTGAATTTGTCTTACCAAAAAATGTATTACCCATGCCACCACGGGAAACCGCGGTTCCCCAAAAAGTTGCACCCGTTAGGTACATCGATGACGCTATATTGAAAGTCAACGTTTTGAAATGTGGTAAGGTTCGAGTCAAGATTATAACCCAGATGGCGACACTCTACGAAAAATACATCTCAAAAAATAAGATACCACCAGTTAAAACACTCACGGCCGCACTCAAGGCTGTTGGTTACGATGAAGATTTTGTATCTAAATTGTCTTCTAAGATAGATAAACGAAAAAATGACATGGGCGCGCGATACAAAAAACTTGAACTCGTATTTAACAAACCGTCCACGTCATCCAAGAAGAAGACTAAGAAGGAAATCATTCCAGATGCGGACCCGGAGGAAGAACCGGAAGACGACGACGATGAAGACGACGAAGACGACGATGCCGCCCCTGATGAAGAAGCGATCGCTGCGGATGACGAAGATGAAGATGATGTCGTCGTGGATGAAGAGTATATTTCAGATATAGAATAAACCTAAGTGAACTCGTATCACATTTTAATTAAACATATGATGTTTATCACAAACGTATTAGCTGGAGACACCATCCTCGACAGAGCTGTATTTGATAACGTCAAATACGCATCTAAATACGCGATAGATAAATCGCGTGAAAAAGTTTGGAGACTTTCTAATAATTCCGTTTATTACGGAAACGTCGAATCGAGAGTGTACGAAATTGATTTATATAAACCATCTAATCACAACGATGAACATATTCTTTCTTTCCTTGGATCCATGTGAAAATGCACACATGAATTGTGATCAGCATGTGGTCAAAATACAACTGGAAATCGTACAGATGCTTTACACCGCGTGGTATTACACAGGGGAAGAGTCATTTATCATCGAAAATGCACCCTACATCAAGAATGGAAGTCGGCGAGGGTACAGACCGGCCCACCCAAAACATCCGATGACCATGTGGGTTGGTTCATCGCTCGAAAATTACATCTTTGCGTGTAAGATCGGGATTGCACTCACACTCGAATACACGAAACGATATGGAAAGATACACACGTGCGCCAAGCATTTACTTTGGCTCTGTGATAATCGGCCATCTCATTTTGAAAAAAGAATGAGCGACACGGCGTATTACTCGAGTGAAGGTATACCAGAGTGTATGCCCGAAGAATATCACCATCCATCTATCACGGATGCATATCAAATGTATTATATGATGGATAAAATGAAATTTGCAAGATATAAAGATTTCTGTGTTTAATGTAACATGTTAGCCACAGCTAAGCTTTTTAGTGCGCCTTCGGTGAAGGTGAGCAAGAAACCGGAACCTAAACTGTTTAGTGATTTTGTAAAAGGTGTAAAAAGAAATGAAGTTCGCGAAGTTATCGTTCAACCTAATACGAGTCTCGTCTATTATTTGGACGAAGGCGGTCCATCCGTGACCAATTATGTTGGTTCGAATCCATTTTGGGAAACACTCATGGAAAGTGATGCGGATGTAAGCGTGGATTTCGCGACATCTAGTGTGTCATTCGGTGATATCACGTCTATTGGGTTTACCCTACTTCTCGCATTCGCACTCTTACGTATGTTATTTTCAGGTAGAGGAGTCAGCCCTTTCAATATGTCGGAGAAACCAACTGAAGTAGAAAATGAAATAACCACGCGTTTCGATGATGTTCAGGGTATCGATAACGCGAAAGACGAACTCCAAGAGATCGTTGGATTTCTTCGCGATCCCACACAATACATCGTGAGTGGTGCAAAGATTCCAAAGGGCGCTTTGCTCACAGGAAAGCCGGGTACGGGAAAGACACTCCTCGCTCGCGCGATAGCGGGTGAATCCTCTGTGCCATTCATTCAATGCTCGGGTTCATCCTTCGTCGAGATGTTCGTCGGTGTGGGCGCGAAGCGCGTGCGCGACGTATTTGAAATGGCACGTAAAGTGCAACCATGTATCGTGTTCATCGACGAGATAGACGCCATCGGCAAAAAAAGATCAATGAATGGTTTTGCCTCGAACGATGAACGGGAACAAACCATTAACCAACTCTTGACAGAGATGGATGGGTTTGATAACGATACACAGATCGTCGTCATCGCCGCGACGAACCGAGCGGATATTCTCGACGACGCACTTCTTCGCCCGGGTCGATTCGATCGAAAGATTCAAGTGAGTCTCCCGGATGTACACGGCCGAGAAAAGATACTCCAAGTACACTCGAAGAACAAGAATCTTGCCCCAGACGTAGATCTCATGAATGTCGCGAGACAAACGACCGGTTTCTCAGGTGCGGATCTCGAAAACCTCATGAACGAGTGTGCTATCCGCTCCGTGAAAGAGGGTACGAATATCATCACACCCTCTATCGTCGAGGATATGTACCAGCGTGTGGTCGTGGGTGCGAAAGGTGGAGCTCCCATGTCCGATGAACGTAAAATGCGTGTGGCGTATCACGAAGGAGGGCACGCTATCGTGGGTGTGTTGATGCCCGAATACGATGAAGTTCGTAAAGTGAGTATCATTCCTCGGGGTGATGCGGGTGGTATCACGTTCTTCCAACCCACATCCGATGAGCGAGGCATGTACACGAAGGAATACCTTTTGTCTCAAATAAAGGTTGCATTGGGTGGGCACGCCGCAGAAGAACTCATGTATGGAAAGGAAAATGTGACGACCGGTGCGACGAGTGACTTCGCACAGGTGTACGCCATCGCGCGCGAAATGGTGATGACCTACGGTATGTCCGAGGCCATCGGTAAGATAAACGTCCAGGATGGGTCTTTGTCTCAACAAACGGCGTATCTCGTCGACCTCGAGGTCCACAGAATCACGGACGAGTGTTACTCGGACGTTATGGATATTTTATCGAAACACAAGGGTCACCTCGAAGCACTCAAGGACATTCTCATCAGGGACGAAATCATCGATGGGAAGGTCGTGTATGATATGATAAAAAATGTGAGATACTAGTAGATATGAGCGCCAGTCTCCCGCCATCAGGTAGAGCCTCTAGAAGTGAAGTTAGAACCCTATCTTCTGCATCTGAACCTACTGCAGTGGGACCCTCACAACCAATACGCCAAAACTCGTTTAGTGGAAGATCGAGACGTTTGAGCAATAGTGGGCGCGAAACACCAATCACGGGTGAACGAAGTGTAAACCGTATCATGGGTAATTTAAACCTTTCTATCAAACAAACACCGGCTGGCATGATGGGTCTACATATAGGAAGCGCTCAATCTGAACTTGAAGCTCTTCAAAATGAAGCAGAAGATGAAGTAAATAAAGAAACAAAAAAAATGAAAAATATGGAGAGCCGTGGTAAGACCCCTCTTAATAACATAAATAAACAAAAATCTAGAGTAAAAAAAGCCGAAAATAAATTAACCGAAGTGAAATCTGCCATAGAAAAAGTTATGGAATCCAAAAGACCTAAAAGGAGTCGAAACAATAACGCCAAAGTAAAACCAATTAAGAGAACGAGGAGTGCAGAAGATCTCACACCTTCTAAGTTTGCTATCAAACCAAAACCACCTCCCACCGCATCAAAGCCAACCCTTGTACCACCCGCTCCACCCGTTCCGGAATCTAAGGTTACGAAAGGTGGGCCACCTCCCCCACCGAAGAAAAATGTTAAAAACCCAAATCGAAACAACTTGATTGCATCCCTGAAACGCACTCTCGCAGCTCGACCAAAGGGTAGAGAAAACGTCGTGGAGACTACTACTGAAAATAATACATCGCGTAATACTATGAAAGGTACTACACCAGTTAGGAGATCTCTTGAGTCGGCGTTTAAGAAAAACGCAGAACAAAATTCCTCTAATACCAACCCCCAAAATGTTCAAACGGGTACCCAACCACAAAAAGGAAAAGCTTCTAACACCAAACCTCAAGCATCACCCAGAACACCGACGAATCAGGGTATACCAAAACGTAATAACCCACCACCTATAAAACAAGAGCACAGAGCCGCTAAAGGGAAGGGATCTGAAGAACGTGCGAAAGAGAGGCGAGAGCGTTGGGAGCGTGAAGGTCCACCTGCCGTTATAAGAGCTCTTGAACCGGTGTTTAATCGAATCGCAAAACAAAAAAATACACCACCCGGAATCACAAAAACAAACATTGAACGCCTTCTCCAACCGTTCAAACAACCCGTGACTGTCACGGTCGCACCGACGATATCGGTCAAGGGTGGTTCTGCGAAAGCTACCGGTGGTTCTTTGCAGCAAACGCAGATCCAATACAAAACACCCGCTAATAAAAAGAAGAAGCCACTCAAACTCATTCGTAGTCCGGAGACTATGCGTAAAGAAAAGAGTGCTGCTTTTAGAAAAGAAATCATAACTAAGCTCCGCTCACCCGTGGCGACTAAGCGACGAGAAGCCTTGTATAGCCTTCGCACGCCCACGGTTGGACAACGCAAAAAACACGTGATTCAACTGATCGACCGTGTGCTTCGTCGAATGAAAGCTCCTAAGGACGCGGAAAAGAAACTCATTAAGTTCTACGAAGGCCTAAGTGAGAAGCAGATTAAGAGTTTATTCGGAGGACGTTCACCTGAATTCGTGAAGATCACACTCAAGAAACAGGTAGATTACCTAAAAAAGAAAAAGAGATAAAGAATACACTTCATTTCATAAGTAATGAGCTATATAGCATGGGACACCGAGACTACCGGTCTCCCCATGGCCCGGTCCCGGGCAACCCCGGATAACATAGATAATTTCAAACACTGTCGTATGTTGTCGTTGGCACTCGTGAAGTATACCTCGAGCGGACGGGAGGTATCTTCGTATCATGGTATTGTGTATCCCGAAGATTTTGAAGTCAAAGCGACGGAAATACACGGTATCACACCCGAACACGCGAAGGCGGTGGGTAAACCGTTCAAAGAAATGTATGACACGTTCCTCGAGTTAACGCGAGGTATAGATATTCTCGTCGCACACAATTCGCGATTTGACGAAGACGTGTTATTCTCCGAGTGTTACAGACATGGTTTGAGCGTTGAGCCGTTCAAACGTTTGCGTTTCGTGTGTACCCTAGACATGACCAAACGCGTGTTTCTGCGAAACATGAAATTGGGTGTGTTGTACCAGAAACTCTTCGGTGAAGAGCTCGAAGGAGCGCACGATGCTTTGAATGACTCACGTGGATGTGGACGCGTGTATCCGTATCTTAGAGACAAAAAGCCGATACTCAAAGAAATCGGTGTACCCAAGATTGTTCTCAAAGCCTCTGATGTCGCGGGTATCATCGGGAGGAGTCAGTATCGCCCACCTCTAGAAATAGTGGATGAGCTATGGAACAAGTATATGCCGAATACTTTTGCGGGTCAAACCAAGGAACAGATCGCCATCAAGGCGATCGATGCGTCTAGTGTGGCGCGAGACCTTCTCAGAGATGCTGAACAATTTAAGTCTACGAACAGTTCTAGCGTCGAACAAAAATTCAGAGCAGTTTCTAATCAATTGGAGAAAAATTCGGGTCTGCAAAAAGTTGAACTCGACGCCGCGAGAGACCACATACGTAAGACGCTGTACACTAATCATGGTTCGAGACACGAAAAAACGACCGCAGATAATTACGAAGACTTACGCGAAGACCCCGCATTCTATACATACGAGGTGTGTAATCTCGCGGGTACGACGTATCAAATAGTCGGACGCATAGACCGACTTCGAGAGAATGACGATGGAACGAAAACACTCATCGAGATCAAAAATCGCGCGAGAGGTCTCTTCAGAACGGTTCGCGATTACGAGGAAATTCAGTGTCAAACGTACATGGAAATGCTAGGCATAAATGAGTGTGTTCTCATAGAGCAGTATGATTCTAAACGTCTGTCCCACGAGATAAAACGTGATCTACACATGTGGAATGAACAGATTCTTCCGGCACTCAGAAACTTTTGTGAACGTTTCCACGACATGCTTTCTACCCACTAAAAAATGTACTTATTGTGATTCGTCCACAATAATTACATTTGTATATTATAAATGACGTCACCCCCACCTAAACGCAAGGCGTCCACACCTCCCAGTACACCCAGAAAAGCACCGCGGATTACGCCCAAACAGCCGAATACACCAAAGACGAAGTCAATAATGTCCGCGTTGGAAAAGTTTAGTTTATCACCCACGACGGCCAGAAGACGCGCTAAAAGTGTAAAGCGTTCTCTTAATGATAATATAAAATCAGCCTTAAACGCGCAAAAGGGTAAGAAGAACGCGGCAAACGCGTATCTTAAATCGGGTGGACCACTCAAACTAATGCAAGACCTCTATAAAAAAAATAAAAACAAAAAGTAAGATGGTCCTTCGGTGTATACACGGACTACCCAGAACAAATTGCGTGTATTGTAGTAAACTAAACGATATATTGAATCAGGACACCATGAGTTATCGTAAACTCATGCGTCTCGTGACGGCCGTGAGTGACAGATCGATCGTAAACACGATCACTAGACTCAGTCAACAACAAGAATATCCTCGTATACCCATTCCGATCACTGATCGGATGCGCCAAACGGCGAGGAATCTGATAAATGCACCCGGTAATAGAGCGACCCGCGAGCGTTTTGAAAATGCCGCGATGAATCAAGTGATTCGAGTGGAATTCGGAGAAGAGGGTGACTACTCGGGTGGTAACACCCGAAGTTTATCTGCATCGGCCGTGAGTGTGTACAGTAGATTGGGAACACCGAGTGTTCGGCGAGCGCGATCGACCACACCCGTGTCTACGCTTCGCCCGGCGTCACCCGGATCTAATAACAATAATTCTAATCGGTTTTCACCACCCAGGGTAAAGCGACCCAGAAAATCTGGGTAACAAGTATGGCGAAGCTCGAAGATGCCATCCGAAATATAGCTATTTTTGGTAATGGTTTGTGTTTGGTCGACAGCGCTTTGAGATTTCTAAAATTTGGGAAATAAAAATATTTTTTTAAAACTTTCTTTCGAAAAATAATTCCTTTTTCGAAAGAATTTAAAAACTACATTCTAGATGATACCATAATATGATCGAATTGGTTTCCGAAAGGCTGGATCTCGGTAAATCCAAGTACGGTCACGGTGTCCGCACGCACATGGATACCACGACGTGGGGTACACCAAAGGATTCGTGGATCGAGATGGCGATAGAGGAGTATCTCGACGCGATCGTCTACACGGTCGCAGATTATATAAGGAAGTTCGAAGAACCTTCACAACCAGACGACAACGAACGCATACTCGAGCTCGCGAAGAATCCCGTGCACATGTTGAGTGAGTGTCACATGAAAATCGTAAATATGCTGAAAAATCTTGTGGTGGTATCGTTAGCAATAAAATAATCACTATTATTAGATATGTCTAACGGAGCCGTCGCGCAGTTAGTCGCGAGAGGAAAACAGGACGAACACATTACTGGAAATCCACAGATAACATTCTTTAATTCATCGTTCAAGAGACACAGTAACTTTTCAACTTTCACTCAGGAGCAAACGATAGAGGGTATACCAAAGGCAGGTGGTACATCTCGAGTCGTATTTAAGCGATCGGGTGACTTATTGGGACACGCATACATAGACGTGAAAATAAATGGTCAAGCCCAATTGATAGACGATTGGCGAAACGTAATAGAATGTGTAGAGTTATACGTGGGGGGTCAAAAGGTGGATTGTCAAGATTCAGAATTTTCCGAAGACATCGCGATTGATTTATTGGCGACCACATACTCCAAGAGCTTTTCTGCGAGTCTTCACGGGGGTCTCGGGTCGAGTTCATTTTTTTACCCATTGAGGTTTTTCTTTTGCGAGTCTTGGCAGTCGAGTTTACCGATCGTGGCTTTGCAATATCACGACGTCGAATTAAAGATTATATGGGCACAAAATTTGAATGCGAATTATTCGTGTCATCTTAACGCGAGTTACGCGTGTTTGGACGAACACGAACGTAATAAGGTTGCCTTATCCGAACATAACATGTTGATTTATCAAGTTCAAACGAATAAACCATCGAATCAAATGATTCAAGAACTCACATTTAATCACCCGGTTAAATTCATCGCGAGTAGTAACGTGAGTGGATCAAATAATCTCGTATCTCGAACGAATAAAGTAAAAATACGAATAAATGGGTCAGATGTAGATGATTACAAGGTAAGTGTGCCTTATTATACGTCGGTGCCGTGTTATTATAACACGGAGTTTTCGGCTGCAAACTCGGAAGGTATGTTTGTGTACCCGTTTTGTCTCGTGACATCCAAATACCAACCGACGGGTACGCTCAATTTTAGCCGCATAGATTCGTGCACGGTGCACTGCACTGAAAATATAAACAGGACCATATACGCAGTAAATTATAACATTTTAAAAATAAAAGACGGCATGGGGCGTGTTTTATATGTAGACTAATTTCTGATGTAGTAATAAACACGATGGGAAGAGAGGATTTCTCCCAGAGTAGCCAGTTAACTACTCTGGTAGGCAGACCAACCAATCGGTACGTTAGATTACCGAAAAATGTAAACACGCTCCGGGGTTTGACGGATGCTAATAAACTCAAACCAAACAATAGATTACATTATTCCATTTATCCGTCGATCGCGAGGGAATATGAGGCGACGTATACACAACTCACAAATCTCGATTTTTATTCGCCTATCATTACTATATTGGGTAATGATCCCGTATCTCATTTAATAAACACGAATTATGAAGATGCGGGTATCACTGTTGATGTGGGATCTGAATTAGTGTCTACCGTTTCGACGGTTGATACGAATACTTTCGGTGTATATAAAGTCACATACACCGCGACGGATGGTATTAATCCAAACACAACCGCGGTGCGCACGGTTAAAGTCGGAATACCACCGGATGTTACGATCAATGGAAGTAACCCATTTAATTTGGAAAAATTTGACGTGTACGTAGATTCAGGTGTGACGATTAATGATTCTAATTCTACGCTTATTTCTACCACGAGTACGGTCAATAATCTGGCTGTGGGTACGTACACTGTTAATTACACCGTATCTAACCCAGCGTTTACGGAAGTATTTTCTAGAACTGTCCGCGTGGATGATACGATTCCACCCGTGATAACCATCGCTGGTGATAATCCATACACCCTTGAACGATTTGGGGTGTATACAGACCCGGGTGCGACAGTTGATTTAGGGTCCGAACTCACGAATACGAATTTAAGTAACGTTCAAAACACAGCGATCGGTTCGTTCGATGTGGTGTATACCGCATACGATGGAAATACGACCGTGACCGCGACGCGGACGGTGAATGTCGTAGATACGGTACCCCCCGTGATCACCATACTCGGAGATAACCCGTACACACTCGAACGGTTCGATGTGTACACTGATCAAGGTGCGACCGTTGACACGGGTTCGATTCTCACGACTGACATCTCTGCTGTAAATAATGCATTGACCCATGGAAGTTCTTTCGTGGTGACGTATACGGCGACAGATGGCAATGTCGCACACGACGTCACTCAAACGAGAACGGTGAACATCGTCGATACTAAACCACCTGTGATCACACTGTTAGGTGACGTTGATCCGTATCAAATCCAGCCATTAATTCCGTTTCAGGATGTGGACCCCGGTTTCGAGGTTGATTTGGGTACATCCGTGAGTGTAGATTATTCGAATGTGGTCACTGCCGATAACAGCAATTTCGATGTTGTGTACAGAGCGAGTGACGGCGTAAATCCAGATACAGTCGTGATACGACAAGTCGCGGTGGCCGATACTCTGTCCCCCATCATCACAATCACGGGTAATAATCCAGTGACACTCGAGAGGTATTCTGTGTATACGGACCAAGGTGTGACCCTCGATCCCGGTTCGAGCCTCGCGAGTACCGTGTCTACTGTCGATAACACCGCGGTTGGGAGTTATACCGTCACGTATGTGGCCACCGATAATATCAATCCGGATACAACGGCGACGAGAATAGTAAACGTCGTGGACACGACCGCACCCGTGGTAACACTTAATGGCGCAAATCCATTAACGATGGAGAGATTCGCTATATTTTCTGACGTAGACCCCAGTGTCTCTATGGACGCAAACGGAACACTCGCGTCCGTGGATATTTCTCAACTCAATAATACGACACAGGGTACGTA